AAATCAACAGAAATATCCTTTGTTTCCTCCGGGTATCCCTTTTTGATTTTGATAATGTTTTCTGCCTTGGCTTTCCAACAATACAAGGCAATTACTGTAGTAGTCGGGGTTGCTATGTATGTGGCAAGCACCCCGAATTGTGAATAGTCGATAAGTGTTACTTTGATACCGATATACAAACCCACAAAGTAAGTAAAAAGGACTGCGACCAATACAAGTTTTGTAAAGTTCGGCTTCGGAAGTTTCTTTTTACTTCCGTCCTGTAGCTTCTTGCATAACTTGTCTTTGTTCGCAATCCTAAATAGCAAATAAAAAACAAAGAATCCTATAGCAATGCCAAGGATTCCGCAAATAAGATATTTCATATTCTGTTTTTCCTCCTATGTTTCCTGTCCGTGTGCCTTTTGATTGATATGTTTTTCAATCTTTCCTATGGCTTCCGTGACCGGTCCGTTACATCCCTGTTCTTTAAGTCCTTTCAGACACGCCAATACCGCATAAGTGAGTAAGCATAATTCATCTTCCATTGCCTTTATGTCCTCTTTCTCCTGCTTCTTTAAATCCTCAATATCGGTTGTCTGCTTTTCCTGTGCCTGAAACCATTTGATAATCTTGTATGCAACCGCACCAATGGCAGTTAATGCCCCTAATACGCTTGCAATAGTTATAATTGCTGCTGAATCAATATACATTGTGTGTAATTTCCTTTCCTTGCAGTTTGCAATATGGCGTAGCAAATCCGCAAAAATAACTTTCGGTATAGTTCGGGCAGTTATTGCAATTTCCTGTACATCTACTTACCTCTTCTTTTTTCTCTACCATACCGTTTTCCTTAAACAGGGTGTTAAGGCTCTGCCTAAGTCCGTAACTGTTAAAATGTGACAGGATACCACGATATGAAGCTACCGAACGGTCTAACCTGTCTTTTCTTTCTTCTCCTGCTTTTACCTTTGCAATCTGATTTTTAAGATTACGTTTGATTTTTACCGCCGTTTTCTTCTTTAATCTGCGGTGCGTAGACCATATTCTAAAGCCTACAAAATCAACGCCCATACTACACGGTCTGATAGTCGTTTTATTATTCAAATCTAACCTTAATTCGTCTGATAAGAACGCCCTTAACAACTCTTTGACCTCTGCCAAATACTTTTTATCGTGGTGGAGTATGATAATATCGTCCATATATCGGATGTAGTAATGCAATCCCAACTCATGTTTTGCGTATTGGTCTACCTCATTAAGGTAAATGTTTGCAAACATCTGTGAGGTAAGGTTGCCTATCGGCATCCCCTTGTTGCTCAATCTGTCCGATACTGCCACTTCGTCCGGCTCTTTTCCGGGCGGTAATCCAAAATTCATAGATTCGCAATTTATAATCTTTTCTAACAGGTTAAGTAATCGTTGGTCTTTAATCCTGCGTGCTAAAATCTTTAATAAAATATCGTGGTCTACCCTGTAGAAATACTTTGATATATCCATTTTCAGATAATAGTACCGTTCCGGCTTCCTTTCAGTCTGCCTTAACCAATACTGTAACCTGTCGGCTGCCTTATGTGTTCCCTTGCCCTTGCGACAGGCGTAGGAATCAAAGATAAATGTCTTTTCGTACAACGGAAATAACTGCCTGTAAATCGCCCATTGTACTATCCTGTCCTTAAATGGCAAGGACATAATGAGCCTTTTCTTCGGCTCGTAAACATAAAAGGTGTGATACTTTCCTACCTCGTATGTTTCATAAATTAAGTGATTCTGAATATTTATTAACTGCTCTTCGTAGTTGCGGTTGAAAATCAATACATCATCCCTGTACCTCTTTCCTTTTCTCGCTTCCTCCCAAGCCTTATGTAAATTCTCAAAATCATAAATCTTTTCGTATATATTCTTTATGCTTTGCATTGCATACCTCTTGTAAATTTGTGCCGTACAAACCTAATCGGTTTTTAACCCTTTCGGACGTGACAAATATATTTCTTTTCGGCTTACGCTTACTAACTGTCTTTACAGCAATTCAATCTTTTTCCTGTCTACAGGAACGGAAAATAACCCCTTTAACCCTGTTTGTACTGTCCTTGCGGTCGTAACCGTAAGGCTTCTTGACATAGGGGCAGAGCGGAGCGGAAACCAATGTTGTCGTTCGAGTTGGAACGAGGGTTATTCAAGTTGAGAGCGGACGGACCCGAATTAGAAGTATTGTTGAACGCCGACCCACGGATAGGCAACCACCGTAACTTTGTGATTATTTCCCTATGTATTTTTATTTCTGTCTTTCCCTGCTGTTGACCCATTCCGAATAACCGCCTATCATTCGACCGATTTCGTCTACCTTTCGCATCCATACTTCCCAAGTGTGGAAATTCAAACAAGGCTTTTGGTTTGGGTATAGGTTCGGGTCTTTTGCAAGTCTTAGCAGATTTCTTAATACATCAACTTCAATATCCAAATCCTGCAATGTGGTTTTCTTGTGGTACTTCTTTTCAAGTCGCACCGCCATTTCCAACATTGTATACATTGTCTTTCTTATATCGCCTGCAAGTACATACCTCTCCGTTTTCGGAAAGTCCTTTAATTGAGGGTTGCCGTACAATATCATTTCATAAATCTTTTCCTTGATATGAAAAATATCATTGCCGTTATGTTTCTTTTCTTCCTGTTGTATCTCTTCCACTTTTGCAACCGCCTAACTGTAATGTATTTGCTATAAAGGGCGTGCTATCGCACGCCCTATCAGTTTTTCAGTGTTCAGTTTACAGTTACTCAACAAAAGCGGAGCGGAAACCAACGCAGTCGTTCGAGCCGGAACGAGGGTCACCCAAGGAGAGAGCGGACGGACCCGAATCAGAAGTATAGGAGAACGCCGACCCACGGAAAGGCAACCTTTCGCCGTGGCATCTCATCCAAATCTGGTCGTTGCCATATCCCGTTACACCGCTGTCCGGGTATAATCCAAGTGCTATAAGCAACTTCGGAATAGTTACCCCGGAAGCTGCCCCAAGGCTCTTAAATGCAATATTTCTGTAAGTATCTCCACTTGTAGGGAACTCAACCTTTGTATTTACTCTGATTCCTGCGGATGCACTTGCCTGGTCTAACTTTAATGTGCCTGCTGTTCCCGGCTCTACTAAAGTTCCGTCCGGCTTAATCGCTTTCCAAAGTGTGCTTTCCGCCGACATATCGCAATCAAGTTTCATAGAGTTACCATAAGGGATAATCTGAATTTCTCCGTCCATAAGGCGTAATCCACCGGTCCACTCCCAAAGGTTGCCGTTAATGTCCGCAATGCCCGACATATCGTGATTGTGATACCATGTAGGCTGTCCGCTTCCTGTAAGCGTTCTCTGTGATTCTCCCTGTGGCATTGTTCCCCTCTCGTAAGGGTGGTAATAATCCTTGCCGTAGTTTGTGTTTCCGTGTGGTACAGTACCCATTTTCTGTGATAACAGGTTAAGGTACGCAAATACACCTGTCTGATTTAAGTGCCAACCTGCACCTTTCTTTTTGCAAGCTGCTACAGACTGGTCAAAGTTGATATAGTTTCTAGGCAGGTATCCGCCTAAAGAATATGCACGGTCATTTTCTACAATATTGAGGAACTTAGACACATAAATTACGCTCTTTTCCTCTCCGTCCATAATCCAAAACGGTAATGTTTCATCTGTTCCGCCTGTGATTACATCACTATACTTTGCCTTTGGCACTGCTACCATGATGCTAGGCATCCCGGTATCATCAAAAATTACCTTGTTGTTTGCACCAAACTGTGCTACTGCACCCTGTAAATCGTCAAAGTTTGCCATTGTATTTTATCCTCCTTAAAATTAAATTAACGCCCATAATACAAGCGTACATTTCTTCATATCAAACGGTACAGGTTCACGCTTCGTAATCGTTTTTCCGTCCTCGTCCTTTTCTCCTGTATCCACAATCTCATATCCCCTTGCCGGGATAATGACCTGTGCCACATACTCCCTTGCTTCGGTATTTACGCCAACGGTTAAGCCGTCCTGTGTGTCCTTGCAAATATCAAGCGTTACCTCTTCGTCACGCTCTCGGTT